AATGACATCAGGGACGACATCGGTGATATGTTAGTTGTAATGATTAACATACTTGCCAGAAACAAATTAACATTAGAAGAATGTTTAGAAGTAGCATACGAAGATATCAAAGACCGTAAAGGAAAAATGGTTGATGGTATCTTTATAAAAGAGGAGCAATAATGACTTATGAATTTACAAGCGAAAGTGTTAGCATAGGACATCCAGATAAAATCGCAGATTTGATTTCGGATGCAGTAGCAACATATTTAATAGACGGCAAAGAAAATCACAGAGCGGCTGTAGAAACATTGGTAACTACTAACATGGTTACACTTGCAGGTGAATACAAAAGTGACAAGTTTGACAAGGATGTCATTGAGGACATTGTTAGAGCAGTTGTACAAGATATTGGTTATGAACAAGATGGCTTCCATTGGGAAAAATTAAAAGTATATAACGAACTACATGGTCAATCACCTGACATTGCATTAGGCACAGATGACTTTGGTGCTGGTGACCAAGGACTTATGTTTGGGTACGCCTGCAATGAAACTCCTAATTATATGCCAAGTGCTATTTACTACAGTCATAAAATTTTAAAAAGACTACAAGCAGAAAGAGAAGGCAATGAAACTTGGTTAGGTCCTGATAGTAAAAGTCAGGTAACTATGACGTATGACAATGTAAACAAACCAACTGGTATTACTAAAATTGTATGTAGTACGCAACACAGCGATGATGTAAGTATTCAAATGGTACGTGATAGAATTGAGCAAATTATTAGAGATGAAATAACAGATTGGGATTTAAGTGAAACTGAATTTTTAATAAATCCAACAGGCAGATTTGTAATTGGTGGACCAGATGGAGACACAGGATTAACAGGCAGAAAAATTATTGTTGATACATACGGTGGTTATGCACCACACGGTGGCGGAGCATTTAGTGGTAAAGACTGTACCAAAGTTGATAGAAGTGCGGCATACATGGCACGTTACTTAGCAAAGAATATTGTTGCATTTGGTAAAGCAGATAACTGTACAGTACAACTAAGTTATGCAATCGGTGTAGTAGAGCCTACTAGTGTTTATGTATATGCAGACGGCAAAGTTAGACCAGACTTAGTAGAATGGATTAGCAAAAATGTTGACTTAACACCAAAAGGCATTATTGACAAATTTGACTTATTTAAGTTAGACTTAACCACTACAACATTATATGGGCATTTTGGTAAAGATGAACTTCCATGGGAACACATTGATTTATTTTAATGAAAGAATTTTATCAAGACCTAAAAAATGCCATAAGAACTGTACCTGACTTTCCAATACCAGGAATACAATTTAGAGATATAACCAGCCTAATAGAAAATCCATTAGCATTTAATAAAGCACTTGTAGACTTAACCAGTCTTTCATTTAAGGCAACTAAGATTGTGGGTGTTGAAAGCAGAGGTTTTGTGTTTGGAGCACCAATTGCCAGAGACCTAGACTTACCTTTTATAATGGCAAGAAAGCCTGGTAAACTACCTAACGAAACACACAAGAGAGATTTTGATTTAGAATATGGTAGCACTAGTTTAGAAATACAAAAAAATACACATATAGTTCCAGAAGATAAAGTTGTAATCATAGACGACTTAATCGCAACAGGCGGTACAGCAATTGCCTGTGCAGATTTAATACATGAAAATTTCAATGTACCAAAAAATCAAATAACAGTATTGGCAGTAATTGACTTGACAGACTTAGGTGGATTTGCTAAAATAACTGAGAAAGGATATAATGCCGGGGCACTTATAGAATATGAAGGTGAATGATGGCAAAGAAACCATTACTGCAAATTAAAGATATCATGGCGGCTGTAGACCGTAAGGACTACAACTATTATATTAATCTTACAGACGAGCAACGCAAGAGTATGAATTTGTGGATGACTCAGCGATATGCAAGTAGTGTACAAGGCAAATTTGCTGGACATTATCTAGTAATGATTAATGAGTTTATGAATACAAACTGGAGTGACGTAAGTAAACACCCAGAATTGCAATGGAAACTAATGTGTCTAGCAGGTGTAGGCAAAAGTCAATTTCATCCATTTGTTAAGGTACCCAAAGCAAAACGTAAAAAAGATAAAGTCGAAGAATTAATTAGACAAATATTTCCGTTAGCAAAAAACGATGAAGTAGAATTGTTGCTAAGTATTAACACCAAAGAAGAGTTAAAAGACTTAGCAGAAACAAGTGGTGTTGATGAAAAAGAAATAAAGGAAATATTTAAGTGAGTTTAACATGCACATATTGTAAAAAGACATTTATGAGTGAAAGAACTCTAAGTGCTCATATGTGCGTGAATAAAAGAAGACACACTGATAAAGATCTTACACATGTACGATTAGCATTTAGAACTTATCAAAAGTTTTATGAAATAAACATGCATAATTCAAAGACAAAATCATATGAAGAATTTGCAGACAGTAAATATTATCAAGGATTTGTTAAGTTTGGTAGAAAGATGGTTAAAGAAGATTTATTAGAACCTAACAATTATGCAGAATGGCTAATTAGAGAAAGTGTAAAATTAGCAGACTGGACAAAAGATTCAACATATGATATCTATTTGAAAGAATTAATTAAAAAGGAACCGGCTCAAAGAGGCATTGAAAGAAGTGTAAAATGTATGCAGGCATGGGGCGTAGAGAAAGGCGAAGACTGGTCGGATTACTTTAGAAAAGTATCTCCGCAACTTGCAGTCTATCACATAAGAGGTGGTAAAATTTCTCCATGGTTTTTGTTCTTAAGTGAAAGCGGACAAGATTTATGGGGAAAGTTTAACAGCGAACATGTTGAACTAATTAAGGATATTGCAGATCCAGGCTTTTGGAAAAGAATATTTTTAAAAAACACAGAAGAAGTTAATCTAGTACAAGACATAGCGGAGGCGTCAGGATTATGAACGTAAAAATAGTAAGTCACAGCCAAGCACCATATAATGATGCTTTGCACAAACATTCAGCATTAGACTTAATAGCCTATTGCGCCAGGGTAAGTAACCCAAACAATCAAAATAATATAGAAACAAATGAAAAACTTGTGAAGTATTTGATGAAACACAAACATTGGTCACCACTTGAAATGGTATCAGCATGTTTGGAAATAGAAACAACCAGAGACATTGCACGTCAAATACTAAGGCATAGAAGTTTTAGTTTCCAAGAGTTCAGTCAACGTTATGCTGACCCTACACAGGATTTAAGTTTTGAAACTAGACAAGCAAGACTGCAAGATCCTAAGAACAGGCAGAACAGCATAGAAGCAGACAATGATGGTTTAGAAATAGAGTGGCATAAACGCCAAAGAGAGGTAATTAAAGCCGCCACAGACGCATACACGTGGGCTATAAGCAACGGTATTGCCAAAGAGCAGGCCAGAGCAGTACTGCCTGAAGGAAACACGTTAAGCAGGTTGTATGTAAATGGTACGTTGCGTAGTTGGATTCATTACATTGAATTACGTGGTGCTAATGGTACACAAAAAGAACATATTGATATTGCTCATGCAGTAGCAGATGTTATAGCAAACATATTTCCACTTGCAGAAGAATTTAAGGATAAAGAAATATGAAAAAGAAAGAAGAAATGTTAGTAATCACAATGGAAGAATGTGGAGAACTTATTCAGGCATGTAGCAAAATGATAAGGTTCGATGAACCATGTGATACAACACAGTTACAAGATGAAATTGGCGATGTTATGTGTATGATAGAAATACTTAAAGATGGCGGTCTTGTTACAGATGAACAAATACAAAAACGTATGGCAGTTAAAAAAGAAAAACTAATGAAGTGGAGTTTATTGTTTAGTGAAGATTGATTTTGATGTAGATATTGATATGGCTAACCGCGATAAACTGCTTTGTGTGTTAGATAATATCACGGGCAGTATCAAACGTCCTGGTGGCATGGAAAAACACAACACAGGCGTTTATATACAGCCTATACCCCATGATCCAGTGACTGGGTTAAGTAATATTGATCATAAGGAAGCAGACGATTTAGGATATTTCAAACTAGATATACTTAACAATAGTGTTTACAACAATATAGAGTCAGAACAAGAGTTAGATAGGTTGTGTAATCAAGAACCTGTTTGGGAATTATTTGGCGCCAAGGAGATAGTAGAACAATTATTCCACATAAGCAATCATTATGACATTGTTAGTCAACACAGACCCACAAACATAGATCAACTAGCAATGATACTTGCAATGATAAGACCCGGTAAGAGATACTTAGTAGGTAAAAGTTGGAGTGACATTGAGAAGGAAGTGTGGATTAAAAGTGACAATGAAACGTACTCCTTTAAGAAGTCTCACGCATATAGTTACGCAATGGCTATAATTGTTCAATTAAATAAATTAGTCAGTCTTCTTGACTAATTGAATTGTTCTTCTTTTAATTCGTTTCTTAACTAGATTATGTGTACTGGTCACTGGACCAAATATAACATCTATATCTTTGTTATTGAATGTTTTTAAACAATTCCTAAATTCTCTCATTTCATTAAATAAAAACACGTCAATTGGAATTTGTCGATTACTTTCCCACCACCATATTTCGGCAAGTTCTACAAATTGTTTTTTATCTTCAGGTGCTACTAGCACATTATAATCATAAAATGATGTAACTGCATTATCTTGGTTTTGAATTATACCAAAGTATTCTTTCTCACCATAAGTAAGCATAGTAAAGAAAGGAAACTTTTCTTGTATTTCCTGTTGGTCCTGCATATTTTTATTTATACCTTTGTAGATAAATACATTATAAGGAATGAACATGTATGAGCAATTTAACACTATTAATGTATCAATCAAATACAATAAATCTTGTAAGAAAACAGGAGAATTATTATGTGGATAACAGAAGTATGAACAGAAAAGAATTTATAGTACACAAAGGCATGGACAATATTGTGTACATCAATATCACAAATCAAGATAGAAAAAAACAAAATGTGTACAATAATGATATACAAGCAGATATTATTAAGTACTCAACTAATGAAAAAGTTTTAACACGTTATGCAGTACCTGGACTTAATAAAGGCACAGCAGAACTTAAACTATCTGAAGAAGATATGAATTCTTTGGTGGAAGGCCAATACAAAGTTTCATTCAAGAATGTAGCCGAAGACGGAACCAAAACACCTATTTATTCTGATTACAACAACGGAATACTTTGTACATTAATAGTTAAAAACGATGCAAATCCTTCGCCAGTTGCAACACAGATTGCAAACGTCTGGAATCAAACAAAAAATACTCACAACGGTGATCCTGCAAACGTATTTACAAGTGGTTCCTTTACTGGTAATCAGCATAAAAACTTTAGAGATGCTACTCACACAATAGGATTATACTCAACAACATTTACAGGTAACGTTTATGTTGAAGCCAGTTTAGGTCTACAAGCACCTTCAAGCGATGATTCAAATTGGGCAAGTGTACCTGTAGTAAACAATTTAGAAAGAATACCAATGGCAAATGTGTCTGGTGTAACTTATTACAGTTTCACAGGCAACTTCAATTACTTAAGATTTAAATATTCTCCTGGTCCATCTAATTCAGGATCATTCGATAAAATTCTTTTAAGAAATTAAATAATAATATGCACAAATTAAACAACGGCATTCACGCCTGTGTGTTTCCTACCCGATGCGGAACTAGGTGGATAGCACAGAAATTTTTTCAAAATGACTTATTAGATTATATTGCACCAAATCATTTTTTTGATGATTCACAATACGATAAAAATTTACAAAATATCATGTTTGTCAGAAATCCGTTTATTAGAGAAAGAAGCATATTTCGTTGGAAAAAAATAATTGAAAAAGATTTATACGAAAAGATAGATTTTGATGAGTATGTACACAGTGATCTGTTTTATCATGAACCTTCTTTTGTAGGCACTTATCAAGAAAAAATTAAATTAATAGACAAATTTATACATCTCGAAGATATAAACATTTTTTTAAAAAAGGTATTTGATATTGATGCTAATTACATATTAGATTATCATGTACCAGCAGATGATCTAGACGATATAAATGCATATACAAATAAATCAAAAGATCGTGTATTAGAAAAATATGATGAAGACATAAAACTGATAAATTTTGACTTGACTTCATATATATAATCCAGTATAATAACAGCAATGGAGCACTCTGACGCAATACAACAGGTACACGAGTTACTAACATCTCACTTGCCTCACAAACACAAAAAGACACCAGCCGGCTGGGTAACTTTTAGTTGTCCTATGTGCAATGATAAAAGAGGCAGAGCAGGTATTATTGCTACAGGTCCTAAAATTGCATACAACTGTTTTAATTGTGGCTTTTCAACTGGATGGTCGCCAAGTAAAAAAATTGGTAAAAAATACAAAGACCTTGCAGTAAAGTTAGGCGCAACTAACGAAAGTGTCAAGAAACTTGTTCTAGAACTAATGAAGATAGAAGAGTTTGATAACGAAGTTGACGATATTGTAATAAATTATGAAAAATTTAAACCTGTAGAATTGCCAAGTGTTATAAATGTTAGAGATATTCCTAAACTTCCATATAACGAAGCACATGAAAAAATAATGTTGTATGCAGAAGAAAGAAAACTGTTAGAAACAGATTATGATTTGTTTATTTGTGACGACTTTATGTTAAAGAATAGACTGATAATACCGTTTTACTATAACCAAGAAATAGTAGGCTATGTAGGAAGGCACATAAATCCACCTACAAAGGAAACGCCTAAGTATATCAACAACAGTCAAGCAGGGTATGTGTTTAACATAGACAAGTACATATACTCAGATAGAGATATAGTGGTAGTAACAGAAGGTGTAATTGATGCTATTCTAATAGATGGCGTTAGTGTGTTGGGTAATACCATAAACGAAAGACAGATACAGCAGATAAATTCATTAAATAAAAGAGTAATCCTTTGCCCTGACAGAGATGCACCAGGCAAGGACTTGATAAGGCAGGCCGCTGAACTAGGGTGGGAAGTAAGTTTCCCACCTTGGCACACAGATATAAAAGATGTAGGTGATGCGGTGCTCAAATATGGCAGACTATTAACATTATCTAGTATAATTAAGTATGCTGTAGCAAATAAAATTAAAATTGAAGTACAGAGCAAAATGTTATGAGTGATATAAAAGAATACGGTGAAGATATACAAGAATTGTTTCTAAGATTTTTAGTTACAGATCCTGATGTATTTGTAAGGGTAAACAATATTGTTCAACCTTATATGTTTAATAGAAAATATAGAGAAGCAGTAGAGTTTTTAAAAGAACATGCTAACAATTATAACAGTATTCCAACACTAGAACAGTTAGAAGCAGTAAACGGCATTAATTTAAAACCGGTTGAAGACGCACATGACAGTCATATGAGTTGGTTTATGGATGAGTTCGAAACATTCTGCAGACATAAGGCATTAGAAAAAGCAATACTAGACAGCACAGACTTATTAGAAAATAAAGACTATGGAAGTGTAGAAGCACTTATTAAAGAAGCAACCAGTGTTGGCCTAGTAAGTGACTTTGGTTTAGATTATTATGAAAATCCCAAAGAAAGGTTACAATGGATCAAAGATCAAGCAGGTGCAATTAGTACAGGTTGGAAAAACTTTGATCAAAAACTATATGGTGGACTGAATAGAGGTGAATTAACTGTATTTGCCGGAGGATCAGGTGCTGGTAAAAGTTTGTTCCTACAAAACTTAGGTGTAAACTGGAGTCAAGCAGGACTTAACACAGTATATTTGAGTTTAGAGTTAAGTGAGCAACTGTCAAGTATGCGTATTGATGCTATGGTTAGTGAGTATGCAACCAGAGATGTTATGAAAAATATGGACGATGTCCATCTAAAAGTAGTAATGAAAGGCAAAGGTGCAGGTAAATTCCGCATAAAACAGATGAGCAATGGTATTAATGCTAGTGATATTAGATCGTTTTTGAGAGAGTATGAAATACAGACAGGTGTAAAAGTAGACTGTTTATTAGTTGACTATCTTGATTTAATGATGCCAATAAGTGGAAAAGTATCAGCAAGTGACTTGTTTATTAAAGACAAGTATGTATCAGAGGAGTTGCGTAACTTAGCAGTAGAATTAAACATACTATTAGTAACAGCATCACAGTTAAACAGAGGTGCAGTAGAAGAAATAGAGTTTGATCACAGTCATATTGCAGGTGGTATTAGTAAAATACAAACAGCAGACAATGTTATAGGCATATTTACAAGTAACGCCATGCGAGAACGTGGTAGATATCAAATACAGTTTATGAAAACACGTTCTAGTAGTGGTGTTGGCAGTAAAGTAGACTTAAAATTCAACCCAGAAACACTGAGAATTGAAGACTTAGATGAGGACGAAGATACTTACGATACTATTAATACGATAACAATGACAGATGCTATGAAAAGATCTTCAGTAATAAGAAGCGATGAAGATGCAACAGAGGACAATGTTGACATAGTACAACAAGGTTTGGCACTTAGGAATCTCCTCAAGAAGAAGTAAAATAGATAAATATGCTTAAACGGAGATAAGATGTCCTTAAATCACAGATCAATTCTAGACGAATTAAATTCAATTGTTTCAGAAAGAGACAAACTCAATGTAATTGAGTCTAGAGGCAACCATATTATTAAAAGTGCCTTAAATTTAATTGAATTAATTCAAGAAAATTTTGATGAAAATGAAGCATTAGACTTGCAAAGACGTTTAATTAATTCAATTAAAGGCAATAGGCCTGAAAGATTTGTTAAGGGTGTACAGATTATCAAAGAATCAAGGTCTAATACAAATGAAGATTAACGAAGTCATATTACGCGAAGATGATAGTTTATCAGACTATCAAAAAAAAGCACCTGCTAAAAAATGGAAAAGCATTGTTAGTGATCCTAAATATTCTCATGTAGAATTTGAAGTTGATGGTTACGAGTATAAAGGATATATAGATAATGCACAAAATATATTCTATGTATACGATGACAGGGCACAAGATTTTATCCCGGCAGATCCTTCTTTTACTAGAAGAGCGTTTCAAAAAAATACATCAGCAAGAATAAAAAATCTATTAAACTTAAAAAGATGGGATGATGTTAAAGCATGGTGGGATCCTACTAATCAAGCCAAAGCGGGAGCAGGAGTTGCCGCTAGATATAAAGATGATAACTGGTTTGTAAAAGGAATGGCAACACTCGGAGCCAGAGCAGGTGGTAAACTAGACAATATTATTAAAAATAAAAGAACTAATAAACAACAGGGCACTACATGGGAACAAGTGTATGGCGTCCAACCTCCAAAACCCGGTGACAAAATACAATGGACCACTAGTGATAATGTATTAAGAACTGGTGAATTTATACAATTTACAGCAGATTCAGACGGCGACGGAGTACCAGATGTACAAATAAAAGGATTCTTTAATCCAGAAAATCCAAAACAATCAACTACAACAGGTATTCCTAGTAAAAAAATTATTTCTATTAACGGTGTTAAACTTGTACCACAAAAACTATCAGGCAAACAAAAGCAAAAATTAACTACACTAGATCCTGCAGATTCAGGAATAGAAAAAATAGACACGAGTTATTAATGAGAGCAGTTGATCTTACTAAAGGGTACTTAACTGAATGTGTAATTCATCACAGACTAGATGAAAGCAAAAACACTCACCTTGAACATTTAGAAGATTTAATTTTTAATGACGGGTTACCTGGTGGTAAACAAGCAATACAATATCTTTACAGTTTTCATGAGATGCTGAAGGGTAGTGCAAAAACCAAATTCAACTTAACAACAAAATGGGACGGTGCTCCAGCAGTATTTGTAGGCACTGATCCAGCAGACGGTAAATTTTTTGTAGGTACTAAAAGTGTATTCAACAAAAGAAATCCGTTAGTAAACAAAAGCATACAAGACATCAAAGCAAATCACGAAGCAGAAGGCTTACAAGAAAAATTAATTAGTGCATTTATGCATTTACAAAAATTAAATTTTAAAGGAAAAATTGTACAAGGAGATTTACTATACACAGACGACAGCATATCAGATGCAAATATCAAAGGCGAAGAATTTATAGTATTTAAACCAAATACAATTATATATGCAATTCCAAAAAACAGTAATCTTGCAAAAGATATTTTACGTTCTAAAATAGGCATAGTGTTTCACACAGAATATGTTGGAGGCGGCGAATTAGCAGACATGTCAGCAAAGTTTGGGTTTGATGCAAGTAGTTTAGGCAGTCATCCAGATGTTTGGCACAGAGATGCAATCATAAGAGACTACTCAGGGCAAGTAACTTTCACTGAAGATGAATCACGAGAGATGGCCGAACTCATTAACAATGCAGATCAAAACTTAAAAGCAGTTACAGATTTAGACTTTCTTAAAAATAATGAATTTGGAGATGACTTGAGAATAAGAATTAAGGCAAGTGTAAATAAAATTATTAGAGAATTAGTAGGCTTTGAACAAGATCCAAAAGTATTTGCTCAAAGATTTATTGCAGAGTACAAAGGCACACTGAAATCAGCAGTTGAAAAACTAAAAAGCGATGACGGTAAAGTAAGAAAAACAAAATTGATGATAGACGGCATTAAATTTTTAGAAAGCAATCAAGAAGAAATAGAAAAAGCATACGTTGTGTATTTAGATTTAATCAAGGCAAAAGAAATGATAATTAAAAAATTAGCAAACATAAAACAAATAGACACGTTTGTACAAAACCAAGAAGGCGACTATGATGTCACAGGTGAAGAAGGCTTTGTTGCTGTTGATCATATTGGAAACGCAATTAAATTAGTCGACAGATTAGACTTTAGTGTTAAAAACTTTGGCACAGGGAGACCAGGCGCATAATGGAAACACCTAAAGAACAAAAACAAGCACAATATCAATTTTTAGGCGATCTACAGGAAAGTAGATTATACAGAACAACTGATGGATTCAAGCCATATACCAAAGATGATATGGCAGAATTACTAATGGTAACAACCATGTTGGTGTATGTGTTTGCACAAGATAAAAAATATAGACCATTTGCAATACAATATGCAAATGCAAATGTAAGACACGGAAAATATCGTGCAAGTAGATTAGGTGCTAACGATCATTACATGATTGCATACACAATTAATTCTAAGTATAAAAAAGATTATAAATTTAACGAACAACTGATGCATCAGTTTATGACCAGCATAGCAAAAGGACAAATTCCAAATTCAATTTACTTCTTGAGATTGCAAAGACAACTTAAAATTAATGACATGGTCATACAAAATGTCAGAAGATTGGTATCTGATTGGAGCAGATTAAAATATAGGCAAAAGCAATTAGCAGTCACAAAAATGTTACACATAATGCGAGCCAAAGCAGTAAGAAGTGACCTGTATAAAACATTAAATAAATTTGCTAAAGAAAGAAATTATAAATTAGTTAATGCAACTAACACAGAATTAGACAAAGCAACCGATCAAACAACACTAAAACGTTTAGCAGTAGCAGGTGCATCGGCATACGTTGGTGCAGAATTTGGCCCAAGAATAACAGGCGGAAGGTTAGGACCTAAATCCGCGGCTGGGTTGGCAGGCATTGCCGCATACTGGCAAAGTAGAAAAAGGTCATAAATAGTAATATGAGAATCGACGAAGTAATAATCAAAGAAATCAGTAAAGCACAAAAAGATGCAATGAAACAGATGCGAGATATCCATACTCAGCGAAGAATACAGGGTGTTGGTACTGATACATCTACATATGGTCGCGATATGGGGCAGTCAATTGGAACAGATGTAGAGGTAGGAGATTTAAAAAATGTACCTA